GTGACGGTAAAAGTCTGCACGGCTGTGGTGATGGTTGCCACGATTGCGGGGGTTAGTGTGACCTGAACTAACGATAAATGCTCAAAACTTGGAATTGATGCTGCTACGATATTTGGAGCTGTCATGGGTAAATCCTCTTGAAATTAGTAAAAGCCACGCGGTTAAACGTGGCTAAGTATTTGTTTAGCCCGTTAAACGCACACTGAGTTCCGGATAAAGTGCGGCAAAACCGTACAATACATCAATTCTAGTATAGAAGTTATCTGATTGAACGTCATACCAGTCCTTGATTAAACGGATAGATAAGCCAGCCGCCTTGCTGTTCGCAATCTCAGAACCACCATTACCAGTCGGGCGTTTTAAATCAGCACACGCCAAAGTAAACGCTGATTTGTGCATGATGATATTTTGCGGGTACTGTGCGCTGTTTAAGCCAGACAGGATTGTACAGGTTGCGGATGCTGCAATGGTGTTTGTGGTGCTGGTTACGTTTTGGAACGCACCGCTGAAAATTGGATAAGGCGAGATTGAAACAGAAGTGGCACCTGCCAAAGTATCGGCTTTAACAACGAAGTTTTGCAGTGAGCCGGTTGAAACGCGCGACTGTGGATTTACCGCATAAACGCCAGCGATTGTGAAAGCTGTGCCTGCTGTCAGTGTGCCAGTAATTGCTGCCGTTGCAAGTGTAAACGGTGTAGTTGCGTCGGCTTGGATAGTGTTACCACCACCTTGAGCTGCTGCACTGATTGCAAATGTGCCGTTCTGTGTGCCAGCGGTAAACATTGGCACGTTTTGATCGCCGTAAAAATCCAAGCCCAATACGTTAGAGCCCATGCGTCCATTTTTATATTGGTCGCTGATTGATGTTTGTGGATTGAACAGAGAAGCATTAGCAGTCACTAAGCCAGTGTTAGTTGCCGGGGAGATGATAGCCGAGCGTTTGCCATCACGAGGACAGGCGTTTTCGTCCAATTTTTGACCAGCTTGCGCAATAGCCATCAATGCCTGTGCGCTGGTTGGTGTGCCGATTAATTGACCTGCTGTACCCACAAAATTATAGGTATTTTTCATCGCCATTTGCAAACCGTTGTAGTCGATTTTATTCGCTAAGGCTGCCATTGCGGGAACAATGAATTGCTCTTCAAAGTCGTTAATGTTTAGCGTGTAATCGACTGAGCTTGCGCCCAAATCAACGTGGTCTTGATTGGTTAATGTGACAGGCGTGTAGGTTTCGATGCTAGGCTGAACAACAAGAGCTTGCCCTGTAGTCACTTGATAACGCGAAGGTTTGCGTACGTTGACAGTTGCGCCGATTTTGCCGCCTGAACCTGCGAATTGACTATCGTATTGTCGGCTGATTTGGCTTGAAAATGTTAATTGGTTTTCTAAAACCTCTAAACACTTGGTTGTGATTGCTGCGTTGGTAAGTAATTGGTTAGCCATTGTGGCTGCTCCCTATTGAAAAAAGTTAATTTCTCAGTCGGAAGCGAAGCCGTTTAACGCTATTTTACTGTGTTTGATGGTAAAGCAGTGCCTGTTACGTTAGGCTTCGGAATTTTGTTAAATCTACTTTATTTATTAGCTTTTGTCAATAGGCTATCTACCTCTGTTTGCAATCCTTATGCTTCTAATCTTGTGTTTTCTAACCTTTGCCCTCTGTTTTTTGATTAGATTATCTCTCATTCCATTTATTACTGGCTGAATAAACTGCTCTTTAAAATCTTCAATATTTAGAGTAAAACTTGGCTGTGTCGCACCTTTTCGTGCGATAGCATCGGCTCTTGTAGCAATATCATCAAGTGATTGATTTGGAAAAAGCGCGTTTAGTGCTTCTGCTGTTATTTCTGATATTGTTTTTGTCATTTTGCCGCCTTAACCGCCGCTTTATAAGCATCATAGTCAATATGCCCATTCGCATTATGCTTAAGTGCCGCATCAATTGCCGCTTGACCTGACAACACAGTTTTGCCGCCTGACACTGGTGTAATTGGCTTTGCTGCTTGGCTGATTCTTACTGGCTTTTGAGCGGGTTCGGTACCGCTTTGTGCCGCCATCATGCCCATTTTAACAAGACGTTGACTTGGGGTCATGCGTTCAAATTGTGCCAGTAACTCAGGGTCTTTTCCGATGGCGTAGGCTATTTCTGTGATATTTTCAATTTCAGTAATTGCGCTGTTAGTCACTGGGTCATCGAACAATGGCAGGGCATTGGCTATCATTTCTTCATAGTCTGGCGTAACCGCTTTAAATTCCGCCTCACGCTCTGCAATCACCGACTTTTGCGAGTTTACGGCTTTGTCTCGCTCGGCTTGCACTAACGCCTGACTGATACGCTGCTCTGTCTGTGTGTCGCGCCATGCGTCTAAATCATCCTGATAATTGTCATTATAACGACCGCCAACATAATCAGCTGGATTAGGTTTATCAGGCGGTGGATTAGTTCTTGCTGCGAGTGCTGCTTCTGCTGCTTGCGCTCGTTCCTCTGCTGCTCGTGCTTTGTTTGCCAGTTCTCGAATGCGTGACTGTGCGTCTTTCTTGCGCGCCTCTGGCGTTTGTTCAACCTCGCTTTCGACTTCTGGCTCTGATTCAACCGCTGCCGCTTCTTCGCCTACTGGTATCTGCTCAACTTCTACCGCCTCCGCTGGTTCATTGTTTAAAATTGTGTAGCGTTCTGGTGTGGATTGTTCTGCTGTTTGTTCGGTCATTTTTTGTTAATCTCAATAATTGGATGGCTTGTTGAACGCTTAAACTCTTTTGCTTCCGGTGCATGGTCGTGACTAATCTGAGTTTCATCTTGTTCCGTGTACATCGTTGGCTGAGGACTTTTAGAATTAATCGCTGGTCGTAATGCCTCTGCCATTTGCGCTGGCGTTAATGACTTAAAGGAAGAATCGAACCCATTAACAGGCTCATCATTAATCAGTACATCCGATAATTTACGCAATAAATCAACTAATTCACATGGATGTTCAAATTCAATTGTGATTTTCATTTTGGATTAAGCTCCCACATTCTTTCGATTTCACAACTCTTTTCGATTTGACCTATTGGTTTTTCAAATGAGCGCACGAATATTCTCATATTCCCGTCGTGACTTTCGGCAACTAAGCCACCGCAAGCAATGGAACAAGCTATATTCGGCATGATGTTACGCTCCATAAACTCCGCGTTTAATTCAACATCATCATCGTGATAGATTTCAATTATTGTTCTTTTTCTCATCGTTTTATCTCATTAAGCAATTGCTGCATTTGCATTTGTTGCTGTTGGTATTGCCGTTCACGCTGGTCATAGTCGCGCTGAGATTGTCTGCGTTCCCGTGCTTGCTCGTTGTATCGCTCCAAGTCATCAAGTGCGTAGTTGTGTTGGTCACTGCGTGGTTGCGGTTCGTCCCATGAGTAATGGGGCTGCTCTGCGTTGGCTGTGATGGATAACATTAATCCGATTAATAGTATTGTTTTCACTGCCATCCTCCCAATAAAAAACCCGCGTACACCTCCCACTGAGTGCAACAATGAGAAATATAGCGGGTTTGATAAAAATTGTTATGACGTTGCACCGTCATTTATATTCACTCAACCGCGATATGTTGCGCATACCGCGTTTTCTGAGCTAGTCAACCAGTGCGCTACGCTGGATAAGTGCCTGATACAATTAAGACAGCACCGACATTTCTTTATGCCTATTGACTGTTTTTTACATCACTCAACCACAAAAAGTGCCGCACTTAATATGGCTTTTAAAACGTGTCGATTGAGCTATCAGCGACGGTTTAATTATACACCTTTCAATAAATCATAATACTGTTTTTTAGTTAGTACACCTAAAAAATAGGATAGTTCAACGGCTTCGATAAAATCAGGGTTATTGCATAGGCTCTGCTTGTTCAATGGTTTTCGGTTCTTGTACTAGTTCAGCCGCTTCGCCCTGTGGCGATTCCTGCGGCGTTTGTTGTGGTGGGTTTAAATCCATGTGCTGCCTATGGATTTCTTGCTTAATCGCAAGCTCACGGGCATGTTCATCGTTCATCATTTGGTTAGCGTGCGCTTCAATTTCAAGTGTCGTTGGTTCAATGCCTTCTGGCGTTCCCGCTTCAATATCAGCAATGGTTTTAATGCGCTTAGTTTGTGCGTCGTACCGTTTAATATCAAGTTCCATCATTTTCAGGTCTTTATCATCACTAAGCCGTGCAATTTCTTGGCTCATGTGTTCCATCTGGTCAGCCATTTGCCCCATTTGTTGCTCAGCTTGTTGTGCTGCGGGGTCAGCTGCTTGTTGTCCTTTTTCAGGTTCTTGCAATGGAGGCGGTAACATCTTTTTCATGCGCTCGCTTATTGCATCACTACCCGCCCAATCGAGCATTTTTACAATCAAGTCACCTGCAATCGGCATAATATCAGGATACGATTGTACTAATTGCATCATACTTTCGGCTGATTCTTGTCGCTTGGTTGCGTAACTAGCCCCCACATCTGCGTAAACATCGTAACGACCAACTGACAAATTGTATATTTTCTGTATTTCGCCGCGTTCATCTTCAATTTCTCCTTTCGCACCTTGCAGTTCTGGGTCAATTTTTACATGGTCAATCTCGTCATCTTCGCCGATGATTCGCATGATTCTGGCTGTATCGTACACTTTCGGAATCCATTCAACCAAAATACGTCCAGCTTGCCTGATTGACCGCGCCATATTTGCCGAATAATGAAACGTGCCTTGTGATGCTTGACGTTGTAACGATAGAACCGCTTTTCCGCTTTGGTCACTGGGGTTGTTACCTAGCGTTGCATCATAGATGCCAAGTGAGCTTTTGATGTCATCAATTGCCGCTGCTTTGGCGTTGACAATACCTGTTGGTACTTGTGCGGGTTGCTGGCGTTCTGGCTTTGGTAATGCGTTACCGTCCTCGTCGTAAGCATTGTAAAAAAGCACGCTCGTCGGGCTTCTGTTCGCGTTTTGGTATTCTTTTTCATGTCCCTGCACCGCTTCAATGCTCGCCATGAATGGGCTGAGTGGCGATAGAGCTAAATATTCAGCCTCGCAGCTTGACTGATAATTGTACAGTTGCTGTGGGCTTTTACCGTGGCGTGTCAAACCATAAATAGTTCGCTTGCCGTCTGTCCAGACTTCATTGCCAATACAGGGAATAATCGGAATATAGGTAATTGGTAACTCGGTGCTTTCCAGCACACAATCCGCACCAAGCTTGTACCATATCACGCTAGTTTTTGATGACTTACGACTATCCTTGATTTCATCGCCTTCTTTAAGTTCGCTATCCCAAATAACGCGACCATCAATTAAAACATGGATTTTTTCAGGCGTTTCTTTCTTTTCAAAGTATTCAAAAATACGGACCACTTTCTTGTTGGTCCATTCGCTATCAGTTGCGCCTGATGCAACCCAGCCTTGTGACTCTTCGGGGTATTGCTCGTCAAAATCATCGCGTGGGATTTCTTCCATGATTCCGCCCCACCGTGAATCGCTTCCGTCTGGCTCTGTACTATTGGCATCTGAAACCACTTTAGAAATATCAGGTACCCGCTTAATAACCAGCTCTTGTTCCCACGCGTCATTCGTGATGTATTGCGGAACAATGCGGAAATAACCAAGCCCACAATCAACCATGTTAGCCGCTGCGGTTTCGTAAGCGATACCCGCGTTGCTTTGGCTTTCGATGTTGCGAATTACGCCTTGTAAAATCTCGGCTGTCTCAACGTCCGCATGGTCATCACATGGTCGGATTTTGATAGCAGGACGGTTTTGCCTTATCTCATTGATAACCTGATTATTAAACGCTGCAATACGATTAATAGTCAGCATTGGGCGTTCTTGCCCTACCATTTGCCGTGATGTCACTGCCGCGTCGTCCCATTGATGAACGCCGCCAAGTCGTACGAACTTAAGGTCTTTTGACATTTCATCGCGCTGTGTCGCTTCTTCGCTCATCGAGTCTGTGAAACGTTGTTTAGCGCGTGCGATTAGTTTTTCGTCTTTATCGCCGTCAACTTTATCTTTGTCTTTATCTAGCTTTGCCATGATGTTGCGTGTCCTTTGTGTGTGTGCTGTGGTGGCGCGGGTCGTTCGATGCGAATCGGGAACTTGTACGCGATAAAGTACCCAGCACAGTCGTTCCAGTCATCAATCGCTGGGTGCGTGTTGTACTTTTCTGGTTCGCCTTTATCGTTGTAGCCCTGTGATTCTAAAGCCGTTGCGAGTTCGGGGCATTTGTCCGCATTTACCTTTAGTCGGTCGTGGCTTAGTAATCCGTTAAACGCATTAATTCTATCTCGCACCGCTGGATTCGTGGCTTTATGTTTCACTGTCCATTCTGCGCGGCGTATCATTGCAATGTCTGATTCTGCCGCGTTGGTCTTATTGCTATTGCCGCTTGCGTCTGGGTAAATGGTAATGTCTAGTGTATTAAAGCGCGTTAGGTTGTTGATAAAGTCTTGTGTGTCGTGGCTTACAAACTCGTCAACAGCCGTAACAATATCGCCATCAATCACAAAAACAGTTGCACACGTTCCACCTACGTTAAAGTCCAAGCCGATATGAAGTGCGTCACCTTTTTGGATTGTCCGCGTGCTTTTGTGGCGTTCTTTATTGTAAAAATGATAGATTTTATTGGCAGTAAAGTTTACCCACCCGCCATTTACCATTGCTTCAAGCATCACTGGATCGTAAGACTTACTAATCTGGTCAACATATCCATCTGGCAAGAATGGATTTGAACCTGTGCCAGCGGTTATGTAATGAAACCCATCATCTATATGTTCGCCATAACCCCATTTTTTAAAGCAAAAACCCGCTTTCCCTTGGTTGGTTGTACTAACAACTGCTAACGTGTTGCCGCATTTGTGCTTAGTCTTTAGCCGTATGCGCTCGTTTATTTTTCGCCATGCGTGTTCTGCGTTTTCAAAGTTAAGGGTGTCTAATTCATCAATCACCGCGTGGGCAATCTCATAACTCACAATACTGTCGGGGTCATGATAAGTATCGAGATAATAAATAGCTTCGTTTAGCTCTGGAATTGTGATTGTTAAATCTGATTTATTGACCGTAAAAGCATAACCCATTTTTTTTAGATAACTTTGAACGCCTGACAATCCGCGCCGCTTAGCCAGTTTGTAGCTTGGGAAATAGTGAGCAACCGCGCCCCCCATATCCTCTTGAAGTAATGATACAAGCCTGATTGTTGCCGCTTCTGATTTACCAGCACCCAATCCTGCAAAGAATGACGGGTGTGCGTGTTCTGACTGCGTGAACTCTAATTGTGGCTCGGTAATCTGGACAATGGTTTTATCGGTCACTGTGGCTTTACGACTTCAAAGACAACGGTTTTTTGTGTTGTTTCGCCGCTGTGTTCAATCGCCATTTTTTGCGGTGCATTATCGCCCAATAAATCACCAAACACCTTAACCGCGTTGATTCTATCGCCGTCTCGTTCACTTGCTTGAGCGATTCCCTTTAGGATTTCAAGACGTTCAATACGCGGAAATAGTAGGCGTTCTGCGAGCTGATCTCGTAGTTTCTGGATTCTCACGGCAACTTCACGGTTATTGACTAGCTTTGATGCCTCATTGCTCATGACTGGCTCTGACATATTATCAGTATCATAGGCGCGTCGATACGACTCTAACTGAGTCAATCCATCGACTATGTTTTGGCAAAATGCTTCCTGCTTCAGCGTTAGCATTACAATATCCCGCCCGTTTCAATCAAAACCAAATCCACAATAATACTAATCGCCCGCGCTAAATGCTGTCTACGCTCAGGCAATCCACAGGTATTAGCAAAAACTATGTGTCGCATTGTTTCAGCTTTCATTGCGTCGGGTTCGGCTGACAAAACCAAGTTGAAATTATCAATTATCAACGATGGCTTTAAATGAATCGGCTGCTCGATGGTCAGTTCTTTTTCGATCCATTTAACCGCTTTTTCTAAATCCTGAATACCGCCTTTGTCATCGAATCGCCAAATATACTGGAACGCCTGCGCTAGTGAGCTACTCATGTGGCAACTAATATCCCAGCACTCTACGCCGCTTTGATGATTTGTATAATGGGCTGGATTTTTCACGTCGTCATATTCGCTAAAAATTTGGTCAGTTGTCATTCGTATTCCTTAACTGACTTATCTTGCACCAATAGAATTAACCGATTGACCCTGTTCGGCGTTTGCTTGTACCACTTGCTGTTTTTCATTCCCTCGATAACCGCCAAGTGTCTATCATCTGTCATTGCTTTGAGGGTATTTTTAAAAGCCAATGTGCGATTAATGCCCATCTGAAAAACCATGTTGATAATGACGGGCTTGTACTTTTCTTCAAGCCCGTCAAAAAATGGTATTTTCCGCTTGATTAACGCGTAGACGTTTTTAAGGTCTCGTTCAAAAAGTGCCGTGCATTCGGCTTCGGTGATTTTGTCGTGCAGTTTGATGTGGCGTTTCAGTATGTCTAATGCGCTATCGGCGATTAATGAATGCCCAATGCCAACGGTAAGAATACCCTCGGAATCAAGGTAAACATCGAGCCGCTTACCTTCCTCGAACTCAATCATTTTTTGAATATTGACCATGACTAGCCCTCGCTAACAACACCAATTCCACCAGCCAATGCAATGCCTAGCGTGATAATAGCGTCTGTCCACTGCGGCGATATTGTTGCACCTGCGGCTGTTGCGCATAAGACTAAGCCGCGCCAAGTTGATGGCTCGGATAATCTATTCTTGATCCAAAATTTCATTTCAAAACTCCACCACAGGAAATGGCTTGACCATATCTTACTGGTAACTGAGCCTCATCGACGCTTTTTTGCACCGCATACAAGTATCCCTCAATGCTTTCTAGTTTTTTGAACATATCGTAAAACATAGGCGACATTAAAGGGTGCGGATTTTCTCCATTTTCTTCTGATGGGTATTCTGTTATCACGCAAGCCAATTTATTATCCGCGCTAATGTGAAGACTTTCGGCTTGATGCAGTACTCGGTCAAGAAAATATATGATTTCTTCCGCGTCGGTTGTTTTTTGTTCGCTATTAATTGTATTCATTTTTACCACTCCGGTCTCGTTGTGCCTGCTTGATAAGGATCACTACCTTTTTCTGTTTCGCTCACTCCAAAATCTCCCAATCTTCGGCAAGCACGTCCACTTGTGACGCATTCCAAGGAACAAAGCAATCATCTGCTGTTTTCATGCCAATCCAGTCTAGCAATGCCGATGTTGGCGACACTGGAACATTGTAGCAATTGACAAGCTGCAAAAACATCCCTTTGCCATTCCATCCAGCTCTGGCTACTTTTTTACCATTTTTCAAGGTGCGTATTGCGTCACCAAAATCAAGACACGTTTCTGGCAATGTATTTATCTCTACGTTTTTCACTTTTTACTCCAAATATCGGCGATACTCACGCCAAAAACACCCATTAAATAATTAGCACCTGCTAACAATCCACCTAAAATCATGACCGCCGTGCCGCTCACTATCTTGTATCGCGTAAGCTCGGCGTTTGTTGAGCGAACTATTGTTAAAATTTCTTCAAACTTTTCATCGTGTCGATCTGCTGTTTCGCGGTTTAATTGCGCAATAGCGTCAACATCGGTTTTTATATGCTCGATATTATTTTCAGCGATTGCTACACGCTCGTTTATTGAATGGTCTGGCACAACAAAAATCCCGAAAATAAATTAATGGTATCACATCTGGAATTTTTGGCAAAAAAAACCGCCCGAAGGCGGTTAATTCTATTCAGCCAAACATCGGCTTAGTATAAATTCAGTAAGGTTTTTGCCTTGCTTTTGCGCCAAGCTCACCAACTTGTTTTTTTGGTCTGCCGTTACGCGCATTTGCACCTGCGTGGTAGCTGGATTTTCTTTTTTATTGCCGTGTTGAGTTTTCATTTAACTAGCTCCTCAATTAAAGCATTAAATCCATCATCGCCAGCAAAGCATTTGCCATCTTCATTTAAGAAATCGGCTGGGTCGCAATCACCAAGCAATTCTCTAATATCAGAATCAATCTCATTCCATACCCCGACAAGCACATAGCCAACTTCTGTACCTTCTTCACGCAAAGCGACTGCATCACCGATGATAATAATTCCGATTTCATCTTTGCCGATACCTTCTAAGCGATAGACATCTTCTTCGCTATATCCACGGTCTTGCACATAAAAATCGCCGTCTTTTGTGAATACCCGATATTCGCTATTAGCCATAATTTCATTATTAAAGCCAGCTACCAATGCGATTAATTGTTGTTTTTTAGTTAAAGTTTTCATTTCGTTCTCCAGATTTAGATTTATTAAATTACCGCGTTTATTGCATCACGAACTAACGCACCGCATAAATTTTGACTTCCTGATTTTTTTTGAGTCACAACACTATTTATTACTGTTGCAGCTAATTGATTCTTTTTATTTTTTACAATAATTTCGCCTGACTCAAGTTCAAAAGCTGTAAAGCTAAAGCGTGCGATTGCTTCTTTTACTGCGTCGATTGTGCTTTTTGATGGGGCTTTGATTGCCGCCCAAGCTTGTTTCATTGCGCCAGAAAGATATTGTTTTGATGAGCCACCAAATTTTACAGCTGCTGTTTTTGCGATAGCCCAAGCTGATACCATGATTTGAGCTAATTGTGATTTAGATGCTTTCATTTCGTTCTCCTAGTGCCTGAGTCCGTCAGGGCGGGATTCTTAGCTTTCCTAAAAATCTGAGTTCATTATTTCATGGATTTAAAGTATTGTCAATACATTATTTTATTCAAAGCAAAAAAACCACGCTTTTTAGGGCGTGGTCAGTTTAGGAGAAGGCATATTATAGAGAAGGTAACAGGCTGGAAAACTGTTGATGGTATTTAAGCATTTCTAGCGTCTGGTGTCAACTCCCACGGACACGCAAAAACAAAACTATCTTGCTGGTAAGCTCCACACTTTCGACACTGTTTTTCATCTTCACCGTGGACATGGGTAAAGTGGCACGCAAGACACTCAAAGCTTTCGCAGTCATCGAAAACCGTTTTTGGATGCAAAAATTCCATGTTTTGACCGTCCCGCATGGACTGACCTTTTTTGCACTTAGTGCGCTCTTGGCATGATTCATTTGTGCAGTGTGTGGTCATACTAACGCCTCTTTCTCTAAATTACCGATTAACTCTCTCAATTCAGAGTATTTTGTCACCTGATAAAAATCTCCAGTAGTTTTATTATGCACCCGATAACTACCCGCCGCGCCTAAGTTCTCGATTCGATAACCGACTGCACGGGCGCGAGAATTTAAAAGCTGTTGTTCGTTAGGCTTTACCATGACACAAATCCAAAATTGAGTTAATGCGCTGAATGCAGTCCCATTCTAGGTTTTTATAAGCAAGCGTTGACTCGGCTCTTTGTGCAAAAATACTCTTAGCTAAATCTATGCCTAAATTACATTCTGCTATAATTGTTTCGCAGTCAATCACATTTCTAACGTGTTTAGTATATTCGCCCAATTCTTCATGAGTTAATAGCGTCAATAATTTTGCGTTTATCATATTATTACCTTGTGTGCTTAATTTGCACAGATTCATCATTAAGCGGCTTGATTAAGCCACAATCGGCATTAACGCACTGCCTGATTTTTTTAGACGCTATCACCATCCAAATATGTAAGCATTCGTAACAATACGGTTTTACTCCAAGCTGCGTATGTGGCGGATATGCTTCACGTTCTGCGCCGTGCTTGTTGCGATTGACGCAAGTATTCCAGTAATTGCATTTTGAGCAGTTCATAGCTTCCCCCGATATTTATCAAGATGAGCATTACACTCTTTTACCGTTGCACTAGCCCACATTACATGGTTTTTTAGGGATATTGCATTGCCATACAGTTGAGTACAGGCAAATGATTTTATATAAATTTTAGCTCCTCTAAAGACTGCCATGTACTTATCGTCCATGTGCCGTGACAATCGAGTTACAGACACACCCATAGCCTCGGCTATTTCGCTTACAGAAAAAAGCTCGCGCCCACCCTTGTCCTTTAAAAAATCATTTTTATCCAGCAAAAACTCTGCAAATAGATTTTTGTAATAGCTGTCCGTGACCGTAAAAGATGACCTTGGGCGCGACGGCTCTCGCTTAACACTGCTTTCATTGTATGATCTGACCGTCCCCAAGTAGATAATGTGTTTATTCCACCCGATGCTTTTCGCAGGTCGCTTTATCTCGTATGTCTGTATTGTTTGATTCATAATTTCACCTTGTTTTTCCAGTCATCAATTGTTAAAAATTCAGGGTCGTTTGCGTCGTCATCCCAGATAATCCAGCCGCCCGCTTTATCTACGGCTAGTGCCAGTGCTTGCTTTTGCTCGACTGTGATGCTATACATATTGCGCTCATTACTACTTAGCTCTTTCCATAGCCAGTATTCACAGCCCAAAATCCAGCCCGCAAAATAATATTCCTCGGACAAGTCGGACATTAGGTCGTAAAGAGCTTGCTGGTCTTCGGTAAATTCATTCATTCCAGTTTTCCTATTTTTGTGGCCCGCTGTTTTTATTACTGCACACCGCGCCATTCGTGGGGTTAAATTTCACTAATCAGCAATTTCATTGTTTTTCAGGCCCGCTTTTTTAACACCTAATCGAGTCCGTGAACAGTTGATGCCAACGCACTTAGACGAACAAAATCGCTTCTGCTTTCTCCCGTCCAAAGTCCTGCTACATATTTCGCAAAAACCGTTTTCGATGTCGATAATAAAATCTTCTTCGGTATCATCAATAAATCGAACACCAACATTGTTTTCGTCGATGACGATTGTGTAATTATCGCGCCATGCCAAAAAATGATTGATTGGTAGGCTCATGATTTTGCCCTCTTAATTGCCTTGCGATTTTCAGCAAGCTCTTTTCTCTCCGCCTTCACCGTGTCGCGCTTTTCAACGGCTGATTCCAACGTATCAAAAGCCCCTAGGCAATAACTCCCGACATATGGATAAAAACTCGTGGTGCCGTCTTTTTTTTGATACTGATAGACGTTTGCCGTGCCAGTTGGCTTTAAGCGACTCATGATAGCGATCCGTCGGCGTTTGAATAATCTAAATAATCAATTCTATGACCTGTTTCTGTGTGATACTCAAATGATCCATTTATCTTGATAATCATCACTACATTTACATTAAATCCCTTGGATTTTAGCTTTTTTGCTAAAGTAAACGCACTGACATATCCAGCAAAGTTTTCGTCAGAATCAGAAACTATCACCACATTCTTTACGCCTTCTGGAGGAGTGAACTTTTCCATGTTTCCAGCGTTATCGGCAGACCAGCACGGAAAGCCAGTATCTTCCGTGAATTTCAAAGCGTTTTCTATGCCCTCGGAAACCGCCACGGTATCGGTAACTCTAAACATACGAACACATTCGCCGCTCATCTGGCGTTCAACGGGCATGGTCTTTTTTTGCACGGGTACATCGGCTTTAAATCCTTCTCTGGTTAAGAATGTGATTTTGTACGTCACTCTCTCCAGTGCATTAGTCATAACCGCCGCAACCATCGCGGGATATGAACCAGTTTTAATGCCATCCTGCCAGTAATCAATCGCAGGATGGTACATGACTGCACCTTCTGGAAGTATTCCGATACCGCGATTTTTTAGGTACAAATCAACTGGATCGCCAGTGGTAATTTTTACGCAACCTT